GCTCAAACAGCAAGAAGAAATAAACAGACAACTCACACTTGAAATCAGCAGATTAGAAAGTGAGTCAAGGAGTAAAGTAGATGATGCAATTAATTCTATATCACATGATGAAAAGAGTGCTGACGCTTACAATGCTAACGCTCCTCGTTCTATTGTTGACTTCTTGCGCCAGTAAACCTGTAGCGCAAGTGTGCCCAAGTATTCCGGCTGCACTTCTTGCGCACTTAGATAAAACAGGGTTTAACGGCAATACTTACGGTGACGTTTCAAAGTACGCAGTGATACTCAAACGTGAAAGAGATGTTTGCTTAAATCGAGTTGATAAGATTCGAGAGTGGCAAACAGAAAACGCACAGAATTAAAAGAGGCATAGATATTTCACTATGCCTCTTTTAATTATAAAGATGATGATAACTCTCGTTGTGAAGCTACTGCTAAGAAATGGCTACGGTCTTTATAGATTGGATTATTAGCTACACGTTGGTCTATTCTATCAATTAAATATTGTGGTAATACAATATTTACACGCTGGCGTTTACCAAAGTAAGCAGTGATATCTACATCGATTAGTAACCAACTATCGCAATATTGAAAATCTTCTTGCTCTTTATAGTGAAGAAAGCCCAAATCTTTAATTTGGGAAATATCAAAATCACTCTCAACCATCATTTCTAAGATGGTATGGATTGCATCAGTTACCATTGGAACAATTTCTTCGACAGTATCTGCACCACTAAAACAAGAGTAAGTTTCATTAAAAAGCGCAGGCACACATAAGCCAAACGCTTCATTTTCATTTTTTGGCGTTTCAACGCCAATGGTAAATAACATATAACCTCCTAGATAGGACTCGGCAGAGCTATAAAAGCCCTGCCGATTTCTTTATGGATCTAACAGTACCTATTGGTAAATCTTTCTTGGGATGTGGAACAGGAAACGTCTTTCCTGTTTTGGGTGAATACCATATATGGTGTGACCCTTTACATCTCAATTCAGTACATCCAATTGCTGTCAGTTCCTTGATTAAGTCGTGTGAGTTCACGTGATGCCTCCTTTGTCTTAATCAAGTATTATTATACACACATATACACACAAAGCAAGTATTTAAAAAAGGATTAACCATTATGCCAAAAAAAGACGAGGTTAAATCCACGTCTAAATGGCGTGGCCAACCAACGAAATATAAATCTGAGTATGTAGCACAAGTAAAGAAATTGTGTCTACTTGGAGCAACAGATAAGGATATTGCTAATTTTTTTGAGGTATCTGAGTCCACTTTAAATAACTGGAAGAATGAATATCCTGAATTCTTGGAGTCCATAAAAAAGGGAAAAATGCTAGCGGATGCAAATGTGGCCGAGAGACTTTACAAAAGAGCTTTGGGTTATGAGGCACCTGACGTTGATATTCGGGTAATAGAAAATAAAATAGTTGAAACGCCTTTGATAAAGCATTATCCACCTGATCCAACATCAGCTATTTTTTGGCTCAAAAATAGACAGCCAGAAAAATGGCGAGATAAGCAAGTTATCGACCATACAAACTCAGACAGCTCTCTCAATCGTCCAACAGTCATAGAGTTAGTCGCACCGATGGTAAATGCCGATGAAAACCCAGATTGAAATACCGCCTAAGCTTATTCCCGTTTTTTCTAAACCGAATATGCGTTATCGTGGCAGTTTTGGTGGTCGTGGTTCTGCAAAAACAAGAACATTTGCGAAAATGACTGCTGTTGTGGCGTATCAGCGTGCAATGAATAACGAAAGCGGTGTGATCCTGTGTGGTCGTGAGTTTATGAACTCATTAGAAGATTCATCACTGGAAGAAATCAAACAAGCGATTCGTTCTGAGCCCTTTTTAGAAGCTTTTTTCGAAATCGGTGAAAAATTTGTTCGTACCAAGTGCGGTCGGATTTCTTACGTTTTTACTGGCTTACGTCACAATTTAGATAGCATCAAATCTAAAGCCCGCATTTTGTTAGCTTGGGTAGACGAAGCGGAAAGCGTGAGCGAAATAGCGTGGCGAAAACTATTGCCAACGGTACGGGAAAGTAATTCTGAAGTCTGGGTGACATGGAACCCCGAAAAGAAAGGCTCAGCCACAGATTTACGCTTTCGTCAATCTATTCCAGAAAATGCAATGATTGTTGAAATGAATTATACAGATAATCCATGGTTTCCTGATGTATTAGAGCAAGAAAGGCTTAATGATAAAAAACGCCTTGATGATGCAACATACCGTTGGATTTGGGAAGGTGCTTACTTAGAGGCAAGCGAGGCTCAAATATTTAAAGGTAAATATGAAGAATTAGAATTTAAACCAAATCAAGATTTCAACGGTCCATATTTTGGGCTTGATTTCGGCTTTGCTAAAGATCCAACTGCTGTAGTTAAGTGTTGGGTGTTTGATAATAACTTGTATATTGAGCATGAGGCAGGCAAAACTGGCTTGGAGTTAGATCACACAGCGGGTTTTATGAAAGAAAGGGTGCCAGATATAGAAAAATATATATTGCGTGCAGACTCAGCGAGACCAGAATCAATTAGCTACCTTAAACGCAACGGTATCCCTCGGATTGAGGGAGTTAAAAAATGGAGTGGATCGGTTGAGGACGGTATAGAGCACATCAAATCTTATAGGAAAGTCTATATACATCCTCGCTGCAAAGAAACATTGCGCGAGTTCAGGCTGTACAGTTACAAAACAGACAGATTAACAGGCGATGTACTACCTACAGTGCTTGATGAGCACAATCATTATATTGATGCTATTCGTTATGCGTTAAATCCGCTAATTCAATCTAAAAATGCAGCAGGTATTTTCTTTAGTTAACATGAGCGCATATTATGAACCAAGAATTTGAAATCAATCAGCTTGCTGAGCTTATTGTTAACAATGCTCTACAAGCGAACAGAGTGAGAAATTTAACCAATGTGGGCGTGATAGGTAATACTAAACGCCCTCGTTTGTATTCTGAGTTTGGCTACCCTAAAAAACTCTCATTCAGTCACTTTTTCGAAGCATATCAAAGAATGTCGGCTGGTGGAGCGGCAATAGATCGCTTACTTGATAAGTGCTGGTCTGATATGCCAATTGTTATAGATGGCGAGAAAAGCGATGAGGATAAAGAGAGTTCCGAATGGGAACTTTCTGCAACGAAGCTAATCAAGCGTTATTTTAAACAATTAAAAGAAGCTGACAGACGAAATCTTGTCGGTCATTATAGTGCCTTAATTCTTCAAGTTAGAGATGGAAAAGCATGGGATGAACCTGTCGACGACTTGTCTTTAAAATCACTAAAAGATAAAGGCATTGTGAAATTGATACCCGTTTGGGAAATTCAATTAAAAGTCATCGAATGGGACACTGACGAAAAAAGCGAGAACTACGGCGATCCTTTATATTTCCAATTTGACGAAGCAGGTACCTCTTTCGGTAAAAATCAGAATAGAAGCATTAAGATACATCATAGTAGAGTTATTGTTTTAAATGAGGGTTCTGATGATTCAGACCCAAGTTCTGGTGTGCCATTATTGCGATTAGGGTACAACAATCTCTTAGATATTGAGAAAGTCGCTGGTGGTAGTGCTGAGGGATTTCTAAAAAATGCAAGTCGTCAACTTGGTGTTAAATTAACTAAAGAAACAGATTTAGCGACTTTAATAAGTGAAGCTAAAAGTCGAGGCTATGACGGTTTAGCTGATGCGATGAATGCGCAAATTAGCAAATTAAACTCAGGCACTGATTCTGCGTTAGTCATGCAGGAAGGTGATGTTAGCGTCTTATCTGTTGCACCAGCAGATCCAATGCCAACATGGACAGTCTCAGCGAATTTATTCGCTTCATCTGTTCGCATGCCATTTACTATTCTGTTCGGTCAACAAACTGGTCGTTTAGCTTCTGATGAAGATAAAAACGACTGGGCTAGTCGCTGTAACGAGAGACGGAACACATTCTTAACAGATTTAATTCTTAAATTTATAAACCGATTAATTAAATTTGGTGTTTTAGACTCGCCTAAAAACGAAGAAGTAACGGTCACATGGTCTGATCTGTTGGCTCCAAGTGAGAAAGAGAAGATTTTAAATGCTAAGGAATTATCAAGCGTTGCTGAAAGCTCTGTGAGAGCGTTTGGTATCTCTGCGATCAATCCTAACGAAATAAGAGCAATCATGGAGCTTGAGCCATTAGACGAGAATGATTTAGAGCCACCTGAAATTGATAAAAAAGGAGATCCGTTAGTCGATGAGAAAGAAAAAGACAAACAGAAATCCGATTTTGCCGAGAAGTAAATCAGACCCAATCGGGATGGGGCGTAATGTTCGTAAGATGTTCTCTGATATTGAGGGGCGGTATTACAAAATAAAGCTAGATATCAAAAATTTGCTTGATAGAAACGTAATACCGCGATCGATTACAGGGGTTAATGAAAAGTCGGCGATCGTCTGTAGTCAGTTTACAGAGGTACCGACGATCTATTTTGTAAATAGCAATGAACATGATTACAACTTCACATCAGAAGAATTTGCTAAATTCAGCGATGATATACAAAAAATCTTAGAAGATTGGTTGTTAGAAGAAAGTAGAACGGGTGAGCTGTGGTTTGAGCTGTATTTAGAAGAATCACAGAAGGCTGCGACACTATCAACTCATTCATCATTGTCCCAACAATCTGATTTATATCTCGCGCAACGACCGCTTTATCAAATACTTTTCAGTGAACCATATTTAGAAAGGTTAGCTATTGCTCAACAATTATTCTATGAACAATGGCGTGGTCTTACTTATCAAACAAAATCAGATCTAATCTACACAATTAGTGAGGCTGTAGTACGTGGTGTTAATGTTAAAAAAACAGCTGAACTAATAAGTAAGAGATTAGACATATCTATGTCTAGAGCTAAAAAAATGGCTCAAACAGAACAATTGTATGTTTATAGACGAGCTGAATGGGAAGAAGCAAAAGCAGCTAGGGACGAACTTGGTCTTGATGCTGGGATATTACATATTTCAGCATTAAAAAGCACAACTCGGGTTACTCATGCTAAAAGGCATGGAAGAGTGTTTACGCCGGAGGAGCAAGAAGCGTGGTATCAAAAAGATGGAAATAGATTTAACTGCTATTGCAAATCACAGGTCATTATCAAAGAAGATACGCCATTATCGACACTAAAAAGGTATGAGAATGAACGTAAAGCTTGGTTAAAAACCCATTAAGAGGGATCAAAACAATGAAACGAAGTGTTGTTAACGTACTGTCGGTTGTTAACTCTAAAAATATCACAAATGAAATAATTGAGGGTGATGAGCATATTGTTGTATCTGATATTGTCCCTGTTATTGACAACATTGTGATGAATAAAGGGTTGTATCCAGCAGATGAGATAGATAAGGGGTATAGCACGCTAGATGGTAAGTTAATGCCACTAGGTCATCCTAAGTCAGATGGGCGATACATATCAGCAAATGAAGCAATTGCACTTAATAAATTCTACGTCGGCGCATGGTGCGTTAACGCGAGAAAAGAGGGTGAGAAAGTACTTGTTGATATGAAAGTCAATAAACGTATTGCAAATAGCAGTGATAGCGGCAAACGGTTAATTGAGGCATTAGAGGATTTAACTTCTAACGAAGCTGCAAAGCCAATACACATCTCAACTGGCTTAAATTTACAAAAGGAATATCGCAAAGGTAACTCAAAAGGTAAAAAATATGATTGGGTTGCAACAAATATGCAGTTTGATCATGTTGCGATTTTGCTTGATGAGCAAGGTGCTGCCACACCAGAACAAGGGGTAGGCATCTTTGTAAATTCTGAGGGGGAAGAAAGTGAGGTTGAGTTTGTAAATCTTGCTGACTCAGCAGATTACACAAAAGAAACATTACTAGATAAAGTTAAATATTTCTTTTCTACAAATTCCTCTTTGTCTTTTGAAGAAATTCATGGGCTTCTATCGCAGTTAATAAATAACGGTCATAACTCTAAAAAATGGTTATGGATCGAATCTGTTTACCCATCACATTTTATTTATAACGATGATGGGAAAAAATATAAGCAGAAATACCTAATCGATGACAATTCGCAAGTCAGCTTTGTTGGTGAGCGCATTGAGGTCGTTAAAAAAGTCGATTATGACGAAATTAAAACTAATGGAGAAAATATAATGAAAGAAAAAATCTTATCAGCACTCAATGCCGCAGGCGTGAAAACTGAGGGTTTAGACGACGATCAGCTTTTATCGGCTTATAACGAGCTTCAAGCTAAGCCAAAAGATGATGGCGGTAAAACTATTAATAGTGAAATTAGCGAGGCAATTAAAACAGCAGTAGCAACCGCTATTGCTCCGCTACAAGAAAAACTGCAAGCAAATGAAGATGCGAAAGTTGCCGAAATGCGAGAAGCAGTTAAGTCAAAATTTAGTTTGTCTGATGCTGTAATCAATTCTCTAAGTGGTGAAGCATTATCAGAGATGTTCGCAAAAACAAAAAACTCAAACGGGTTAAATAATTCACTAAACGCAAACAGTGAGGAAAACCAGTGGGGTGATTATAAATTAAATCAAGAGGAGTCTAAGTAATGGCTAATGTTATCTATCGCGGTCCAGTAGAGCGCGAACCAAAAACCATTAATCTTGTGATTAATGACACATCTTCTCCTGGTGTTGTAGTGAAGTTGAACGCTGGGAAATTAGAAGCGGCGACTGATGCAAAAGGTCGCCGCTTTTTATTGGCTAATCGTCGCTTTGCAGGGCAAACAATTGATCAGGCATATACAAAAGGTGATACAGCAATTGCTTTTCGCTTAGAGCCTGAGCATGAGTATTACGCTCAATTAGCTGATGATACTTATCAGCCTGGTGATGCTCTAACTGCAAAAGCAGGTGGCAAATTAGCGAAAGCTGTTGCAGGTGATGTTGTTTTATATGTTATTTATTAAATATTAAATATATAGGATATAAATAATAAATCAACTGAAATGTAATAAAATTGTATAAAAATTGTTATAAATTTTATTAAGTGGAGAAAATCATCTGTTTTGCGTTACTTTTTCGGACTCAAAATTACGTAGTGGAAGACACTTAAAACCGTTTTAGTTAGAAAAATATCAACCAAAATCGACCGCACTTATTCTTAGCCAATTCGCCAAAAATTTGCTATAATCTCAGCAATTTTTTATGGTTTAAAAAGAGAGATACGATGTCAAATAATACCCCTGAAAATTATGGTGCGAATAGTATTAAAGTCTTAAAAGGACTTGATGCCGTGCGTAAACGTCCTGGTATGTACATTGGGGATACGGATGATGGTACGGGTTTACATCACATGGTGTTCGAAGTGGTGGATAATTCCATTGACGAAGCTTTAGCGGGCTATGCTAAGGATATAACAGTCACCATTCACACCGACAATTCGGTGTCTGTACAAGATGATGGTCGTGGTATTCCTGTTGATATTCACCCAGAAGAAGGGGTTTCGGCTGCTGAAGTCATTATGACGGTATTACATGCAGGCGGTAAATTTGATGATAATTCGTACAAAGTCTCGGGCGGTTTACATGGTGTAGGGGTGTCAGTGGTTAATGCTCTTTCCGATAAATTGCAATTAACTATTCGTCGTCAAGGCAAAGTGCATGAACAAATTTACCATTTAGGTGAACCTCAAGCACCATTAGCCGCGATTGGTGAAACGGATCAAACCGGAACTGCCGTGCGTTTCTGGCCGAGTCCAACCATTTTCAATAACATCGAATTCGAATACGATATTTTGGCAAAACGCTTGCGTGAATTGTCTTTCTTAAATTCAGGTGTGTCGATTAAATTATTTGATAAGCGCAATGACAGACAAGATCATTTTCATTATGAAGGTGGCATTCAAGCGTTTGTAGAATACCTAAACCGTAACAAAAATCCGATTCATCAAAAACCTTTCTATTTTTCGACAGAAAAAGACGGCATTGGGGTGGAAGTGTCAATGCAGTGGAATGATAGCTTTAACGAAAACGTGTATTGTTTCACCAATAATATTCCACAACGTGACGGCGGTACGCACTTAGCGGGTTTCCGTGGTGCTTTAACTCGTAGTTTAAATAACTACATGGATAACGAAGGTCATAATAAAAAATCGAAAGTGGCGACTTCGGGTGACGATGCTCGAGAAGGTTTGGTAGCGATTATTTCGGTCAAAGTACCTGATCCTAAATTCTCATCGCAAACGAAAGACAAATTAGTGTCTTCGGAAGTGAAAAGTGCGGTGGAATCGGTGATGAATGAATATTTACAACAATATTTATTAGAAAACCCGTCCGATGCCAAAATCATTGTTGGTAAAATCATTGATGCTGCCCGTGCGCGTGAAGCTGCACGTAAAGCCCGTGAAATGACACGCCGTAAAGGGGCATTAGATTTAAGTGGCTTGCCGGGTAAACTTGCTGACTGCCAAGAGCGTGATCCTGCATTATCGGAATTATACCTCGTGGAGGGGGATTCTGCGGGCGGCTCAGCAAAACAAGGGCGTAATCGTAAAAACCAAGCCATTTTACCGTTAAAAGGGAAAATTCTGAACGTAGAAAAAGCCCGTTTTGACAAAATGCTTTCTTCTGCTGAAGTGGGGACATTAATCACCGCACTGGGTTGTGGGATTGGTTGTGATGAATATAATCCAGAAAAATTGCGTTATCACAGCATTATTATCATGACCGATGCGGATGTGGATGGTGCGCACATTCGAACCTTATTATTAACTTTCTTCTATCGTCAAATGCCAGAGTTGATTGAACGTGGTCATGTGTATATTGCGCAACCCCCACTTTACAAAGTGAAAAAAGGCAAACAAGAGCAATATATCAAAGACGATGAAGCCATGGTGCAATATGAAGTCGCACTTGCGTTAGAAAATGCGGCACTGTATGTCAATGAAAATGCCCCTGCTATGAGTGGCTTGGCGTTAGAAAGTTTAGTGTCAGAATATAATGCAGTACAAAAAATGATAGGTCGCTTAACTCGCTATTATCCAGAAGCGGTGTTAAAAGAATTGATTTATCATCAAGAATTAACCAGTGAATTAATGGCGGACCAAAAAGAAGTGGAAAACTGGATTGCAACCCTCGTCGATAAACTGGTGGCAAAAGAAAGCAACGGTAACCATTATAGCTATCGTACTGTGTTTAACAGCGAACGTCATTTACATGAGGCGGTGTTAACGGTTAGCACACATGGGATTGATACGGATTATTTCCTTAACTTCCAATTTGCGACAGGCAGTGAATATGCCCGCATCGTGAAATTAGGCAAACAATTAACCGGTTTAATTGAAGAAGGCGCTTATATCATGCGTGGTGAGCGTAAACTGGAAGTGAGTTCATTTGAACAAGCGATTGAATGGTTAGTGAAAGAGTCGCGTCGTGGGTTAATGGTACAGCGCTATAAAGGATTGGGGGAAATGAATCCAGAACAGCTTTGGGAAACCACAATGGATCCGAATGCACGTCGTATGTTAAAAGTTTCGATTAAAGATGCGGTGGCGGCAGACTTACTGTTTACCACATTAATGGGGGATGAAGTTGAGCCACGTCGTGAATTTATCGAAAGCAACGCATTACATGCAAATTTAGATATTTAAGCGAAAAATCTGCTTTTCATTTCATCAAGTGCGGTTAAAATAAAGTTCATTTTAACCGCACTTTTTCGTTATAAATCCATGATATACCAAATTATTGCACTCTTTATTTGGGCAAGTTCTTTTGTTGCTGGGAAATATGCTTTTACAATGCTCGATCCAGTATTAACCGTTCAAACTCGCTTAATGATAATTGCGTTACTTGTTTTTCCACTCTTGTTACGTCATTGGAAAAAAGTGGATAAGAGGTTGCGTCCACAATTATGGTGGCTCGGCTTTTTTAATTATCCTGCAGTATTTTTATTACAGTTTGTTGGACTTCATTATACGTCCGCGGCAAGTGCTGCCACTATTATTGGTTTAGAACCTTTATTGATTGTTTTTGTGGGGCATTTTTTCTTTAAAGATAAAGCCAGTTGGTATCACTGGTTATTTGGTACATTAGCATTTATTGGTGTCGCAATTTTAATTGCTGGTGGAAGCCACGAAGGCGAAATCACCGTCCTTGGTTGTCTTTTAGTATTATTTGCAGGGATTTTATTTTCTGTTTGCTTACGTTGGACAAAAACCATGATTAATCAGATCACCGCCTCTGCTTATACTGCGATTTCCGTGGTGTTAGGGGCGATCACTTGTTTACCTTTCACTGCGTTATTAACTCAAAATTGGACTGTCAATTGGAACTGGCAAGGTGTAGCAGGATTACTTTATCTGGCTATTTTTTGTAGTTGGATTGCTTATTGGTTATGGAATAAAGGACTGAATGCTACCCATACCAACTTTACTGGGTTATTGACCGCACTTGAGCCTATATTTGGCGTAGGTCTAGCGATTTTATTATTAGGTGAAATGATTTCGCTTGTGTCTTGGCTAGGCATTTTTATCATCGTATCTTCTACGGTAATGGCCAGTATGATGCCAAAATTTACCGCGAAGGAAATAGCTAGGGTTTCTTTGTCGCTACGGAATTTATAATTTTCCGTTGATACTTTAATAAATCTTATTCTCATTTGTGTTAAACTATCGCACTTGATAGTTAGATATGTTTTTTAAAGGATGACCCTTTTATGATGATCGATAAACGACTGATTAACACGGTAACCGATAGCAAAAAATGGGTAGCAAAAACAGTGCTTTGGAACTGGATTTCGCTTATTGCTAGTATTGTCAGTGCCGTGATTTTTGCCCTTTGTTTGGAACAAGCCTTTGAACAAACACTTACCTTGGGCACTTTGTTTAGCTATGCTATCAATTTAGTTGCCGCCTTTGCGGTACGTGCCATGGCAGGCAAAATGGCTGTGAAAGCCTATTATCAAGCCAGTACGCATGTAAAACATAAACTACGTACCTTGATTTTTCAAAAATTGGCGTCGATGCCATTAAATCAAGTGAATCAACAATCCACCTCTTCTATTATTCAAGTGGCATCAGAAGGTGTGGAACAGCTTGAAATCTATTTTGGGCGCTATTTGCCACAACTGTTTTATAGCTTGCTGGCACCGCTCTCTCTCTTTGTGTTTTTAGTCTTTTTCAATGCACCGACTGCACTGATTCTCTTGATCTGTGTACCACTGATTCCTTTTTCTATTATTGCGGTCAATAAAATCGCTAAACGTTTATTACATAAGTATTGGTCGATCTATGTCGGGCTTGGTAGCAGCTTTTTGGATAATTTACAGGGCTTAATTACCTTGAAGATTTATCAAGATGATGCTTACAAAGCCAAACAAATGGATCAAGAAGCCGAGAAATTCCGTACTATCACCATGAAAGTGCTGACCATGCAGCTCAACTCAGTGTCAATCATGGATTTATTGGCATACGGTGGATCCGCTATCGGCATTTTGACTGCCCTTTTACAATACCAAGCAGGCAGTTTAAGTATTTTTGGCGTGATTTTATTTATTCTACTCGCCTCCGAATTTTTCATTCCATTACGCTTATTAGGTTCATTTTTCCATGTGGCAATGAATGGCAAAGCCGCTTCGGATAAGATTTTTACTTTGTTAGATACCCCTGTTGAAATCAATCCAAATGCAGTGGCATTTCCAGTCGAAAACCAATTGCGTGTGGAAATTCAAGATCTCCACTTTGCCTATCAGGCTGAAAAACAAGCGATTAATGGTTTAACGCTCACAATTGAGCCGAAAAAACTCACGGTTTTTGTCGGTAAAAGTGGTTGTGGTAAATCGACTTTAATGTCGCTTTTAATGGGCTTCCACAAAGCGCAGCAAGGCAAGATTTTATTTAACCAACAAGACATTCAAGATCTTGATCGTCATGCATTCTATCGTCATGTTTCACTGGTGAGCCACAGTTCTTATATTTTCAAAGGGAGCTTGCGTGAAAATATGCTAATGGCAAATTTAAGCGCAACCGATGAGCAGATTTATGCGGTGCTAGAACAAGTCAATCTTGCCAATTTCGTGCGTGAAAACGGCGGTCTAGATATGATGTTATTAAGCCGTGGTAGCAATTTATCCGGCGGACAAATTCAGCGTCTCGCGCTTGCCCGTGCTTTATTGCACAATGCGGATTGCTATATTTTTGACGAAGCGACCAGCAACATTGATGTGGAAAGTGAAGAAATTATTCTACAATTTATTCAACGTTTAAAAGCAGAGAAAACCCTTGTGATGATTTCGCATCGTTTAGCCAATGCGGTGAAAGCCGATCAGATTTATGTTTTGCAAGCGGGACGTTTAGTTGAGCAGGGCAATCATGACAGCTTAATGGCTGAGCAGGGAATGTATGCTGAGATGTTTACGCAACAGAAAAATTTAGAAAATATCCGCCACGGAGGTCAGCATGCGTAAGAATGGTTTTGTGATTATGTGGCAATTATTGAAGTTAGTCACCCCTCTCGCACATATTATGGCGTTTACCATTATCATGGGTGTACTTGGCTTTTTAGCCGCAATCTTTATTATGGTATTGGGTGCCATGGGCTTGGTGAACTTGCTCGATTTCCCTGTACACCTCAGTTTTTCACAAATTTTGACCGCACTCATTGTCTTGGCGGTGGCCCGTGGCATCTTGCGCTATCTTGAGCAAATGTCAGGGCATTATATTGCATTCAAATTACTCGCCCTTTTACGTGATAAAGTGTTTAGCGCATTGCGTAAATTAGCCTTTGTAAAACTGCAAGGTAAACAATCTGGGCAATTGCTGTCGTTAGTTACCAACGATATTGAACTGCTTGAAGTGTTTTATGCCCATACTATTGCACCGATTATGATTGCCTTTTTAACTTCAAGCATTTTGCTGGCGGTGTTTGCCCATATTTCACCTTGGTTCACCTTAATTGGCTTATTGGCGTATCTCACTATTGGTGTGATTTTACCAATTTTCACCACTAAAATGGCACGAGAAGACGGGCGAGTGTATCGTGAACTAGTGGGCGAAATGAACGATTATTTCCTCGATAGCGTACGAGGCATGAAAGAGTTACAACTGTTTGGCAATGAGCAGGAACGCTTAGCCGGCATTCATCAACGCAGTGAGCAAATTGATAAAGCTTTCTTAAAAATCAAACAACAAGAAGGTAAAGTGCGTGCTTACACAGAAATTGCTGTTTCTGCATTTAATATTCTGATATTAATTACGGGTGTTGCCCTCTATTTAAATCAACAAGTTAACTTTGCTGGGCTATTAATTGCGGTGATTTTATTGATGTCGAGTTATGGTCCGGTGATTGCGTTGAGTAACTTGTCAAATAACCTACTACAAACTCTCGCCAGTGGTGAGCGTGTGCTAGGCTTACTCAGTGAAGAACCGCATCTCAAAGATGTGGTGAAAGGCGTGGATTTGCAAGATGTTGAAAACATAGAAGTCGAAAATTTAAGCTTTGCTTATGCAGATGAACAGATCCTGTCAAATCTCCATTTACGCTTACAAAAAGGACAAATTCTCGGGATTCATGGTCGTAGTGGGAGTGGTAAAAGCACATTGTTAAAACTGATGATGCGTTTTTATGATCCACAAACGGGTGTAATCCGCATCAACGGTACTGATCTCAAGCAGATTAATACCCTCAGTTTGCGTGATCATATCGCTTACATCACACAACAAACCTATATTTTCAACGAAACTATCTATGAAAATATTTTGATGGCAAATCGTACTGCTAGCAAAGCACAGGTGATCGAAGCGGCAAAAAAAGCCTCGATTCATGACTTTATCATGACTCTTCCGGAAGGTTATGACACCCAAATCAATGAGCTTGGTAGCAATTTGTCCGACGGGGAAAAACAACGTATCGGCATTGCACGTGCATTCTTACACAATGCCCCGATTATCTTACTTGATGAGCCAACCAGTAATTTAGACAGTTTAAACGAAGCGATTATTTTGCAATCGTTGTTAATGGTGAAAGCAGAAAAATTGATTGTGTTAGTCAGCCACCGAGCTTCGACCATGGCGATTTGTGATCAAGTGATTCAGATTGAAAACGGGCGTATGTCGTAAATTCTCTGGATAAACGATTCTCGATCACCCAAACTTATGTGCGGTCTATTTTTTAACAAACAGACCGCACTTTTTGCTTTCTCACACAAAATAGTAGTAATTTGTGCCAGTTTGAAAAACCTAGGCTAAGGCTTGTTGTAAGTCATCTGCCGCAGCTTGTAGAATTTGACCAGCCTCTGGTGTTAGTTGACCATCAACAAAGTTGTCGTAATATTTCCCTATGCTATAAGCGCCAACCACTGTTGCACCATGAAATGGCGTGATATTTTTTAAATAGGTTTGTACTGTGAGTCCGCCACGCTCACCACCTGAAGTGGTTAAGATCAGTAGCTTACATTGATTAAATAGAGTGGCATCTTCTGCTTTTGCTGCACGTGTTCCCCAGTCGTATAAATTTTTAAAAATAGCCGGTGGTGCGCCATTATGCTCTGGACAGGCTAAAATAACGGCATCATGTTTGTGTAAGAGTGCCACAAAATCTTTTGCTGCTTGTGGATAACCTTGCTCGTTTTCCGCATCTTCACTATAAAAAGGTAAATCAAAATCGAGACTTGACGCATAACACAGTTGTGTGGGTGGATAATAAAGGGGCAATAGCGTTTAAGAGATTTTGGTGGATAGAGCGAGAGCTATTGCTTGCATTAAAAAGTAAAATAGTTGACATATTTATCTCCGAATAAATGGATTAATTAGGTAAGATGACAAAATAAGGTTATTTTTGTTATGTTACCAAACAGAATGTCATTATATATGTGATGTTTTCGCGAAACAAGTACGCACTTTTAAGTTATATACTCTCCTTAAGGAAAGCATGATGAATGAAAATGAAGACAGCTATTTAATTGATACTGGAGTAGAAATTAAGGATACCAACTTTGGCTATACATTAAGTTTAATTGGTGGAAAATGGAAAATGGAAAATGGAAAATGGAAAATGGAAAATGGAAAATGGAAAATGGAAAATGGAAAATGGAAAATGGAAAATGGAAAATGGAAAATGG